TTTGTTCTACTTTATCTAAATACTTTCTGGTTGTTTCCTCATCTAAAGCACCTTCACTAACCCCATCATTTTTTTTGGCTTCTAATACAGTCAATCTTTGTATTGCATCTTCTAAATCACTTGGTACAGTTTCTAGCATTTGTCTTGCGGTCGTATCAAGATCAAGTGCTATTTTTGTATTTTTTAATTTCAGCGCACCTTTTCTAGTAGTATCATCATACTTATTTTCCCAATCTGCAAAATTACCATAATATTTATCTAAGAATTTTTTATCATAAGTTTGACTAACAGTTTTGAGTTTATCTGCTTTTGCTCGTTGTCTCATAGCAACATATTCACCAGGCTCTTGAATATTTTGTAAAGTAGTTTGTGTTTCAGCATCAAAAGTAGAAAGGTCGCTAATTAAATCTATTGCTTGTTTCTTTTGTTCTAAATCATATTTTTGTTGAAAAGCATCTCCACTAATTTTTGTTAGTGTATCTATGAAAGTATTGTTACTACCACTTGCAGTAAGAGCAATATTCTGTGCGCTACCGCCTTCTGGCATAACCTGTCTTTGATTAGATTGATAAGGTATTTTCATCGACCTATATTTCCTCTTGCTGTATTAGACCCGGGGAATCTTGAATCCATTCCAAAACCACTAGAACTACTTGTTGTAGGAACACTACCTAAGTTACCACCACCAAAATCCATACCTGCTATTTTTGAACCGGCTGTAAGTAATGTACTTGTACCCTGTGATCTTAATTTAGCTGCACCAATTGACCCCCTACCTTTAAGACTAGCCTGTGTAAATAAAGAATTTTGTTTAATGTTAAATATATCTTCTTGTGATTGTTTGATGGTATCTGCTTGAATTAATAAAGGTGTACCTGCGCCACTTCTAACACCACTAGCTGAAAAAGCAGCTATCTGTCTTTTTTGTAGACTTTCAGCATCTCTTGCTCGTTGTGCTGCCTCTGCATCTGCTGCTGCTGCTTCTCTTTGTGCTTCTAATGCTGCTAAATCTTCAGTAGCATCTGCTTGTCTAAAAGAACTAACAGCAGATACGACTGCTCCTACCGCCATTATTGCTGCTTTTACAAATGGTGTTGCCATTTACGAAATCCTCGCATATAAATAATGATCGCCACCAACATATTTTCTCATTAAACCTTCTCTTTCAAAGCCTAAAAATTCAATCCATTTAACTGCTTTTTTATTTTCTTTGAGAACTGTGGCTTGTACTCTTTGAAGTTTGTATAAATCTGTTCCGGCATTTAACATGTTACGAACTGCCTTACTAAACCATAATGGGTATTTTTCTACTAAGGGTGTTGTCAATACCCAAACAGTACCAACACCAAGACTTTCTACTATCCCTGCTGAGAAAGCATATTCGTCATCTACAAAACCAGAATAACTAGGAGAATTATCATCTGCAAAACCTGCTATTTTTAATAATTTTTGATCGTGTGGACGTAAGTTTTTTACGTCATCTATTTTGAATGGTCTAACTACCTTAGTCGTATGCACCGAGCGTTCCTGTAATTGATAATACTTGAATTGGTAATGGTTCAGTTTGCTCAACAGTAATATGTCCGTCTTTGTCGTAGCCTAAATTACATACACGTTTATCGCCTGTGAATAGTGAAGGTGCTTTCCCCATCTTATCTGCGGAAGTACGATAGTAAATTATGTCATCGTTAATCTTTCCACCTAATGTCTGGTGAAATCTGGCAATAACTTCATTCCATCTTTTCGCTTTACCCTGTAAGGTAGCTTGTTGTTGTTGAGAGTCTGGTCTTAATGTTTTTAGAGTGGAAGTGTAAGCCAAACCTATCTCAATCTCTGTGGCTGCTCTATCTAATGTTATAGCACCACCGCTTACTCTTTTATTAGGGTGTAACGCTCCGTCAGCAATAATCTTAACTGTCTGCCCTTCAAGATGTTCTAGGTTAGATATTGCAGATATTGCTGCACCACTATACGTCAATCCTGAATCTGTATTCATTTCAGGCCATTGCACATTAGTAGCTGTTGCCCATTGTTTTTCGTCTAGGTATTCTACATATCGTTTCGTTGTGCCGTTAATAGTTCTTTTAACTATTACCCAAGTTTGATCTCTGTCAGAGATTGGAATACTAGCTACTGATTCTACAACTGCAATACCTTCATCTGTTGTCGCTAGTCTTGTGGTGTCGGAACTTTCTATTGTTAATTTTCCATTACCACTTTTTAATGTCTCATAAACTGTAACAACATTAGCAGCAGGGTTAGCAACAGTAAAATCAGCATGTGCATTAATAGTTGTAAATATATTATCTGCTGTTGTGTTGTTATTTGTATTAGGTCTGAACCCAGTAGAACTTGATGGACTTGTACCTCCAACTGATTCGCTAGTAAAAGTTACAGTTGTGCCGTCAGCTTTTGTTAGAATTAAAGTAGTGCCAACAGCAATATTCGCAAAGTCTGTTACTGTAATTGTACATTCACCAAAGTTACCGCCAACAATATGACGACTCCATGCGACAACATCCTGATCTCGCTCATAAGTCATAGCCAGTAATTGACCATCACTTCTTACTGCCCATAATTGGGAATCATTCTCTTGTTTATAATCTAATGCAATAATGCTTGGGTCACTAACATGTTCAGATAGGATCGTAATATCTGGTGCGACAAAAGCATCTTGTTCAAACCTGAAGAAAAACTCTCGTAACTTTCTACCGGCTCGTTGAACAAATAACACAACATTTCGTACCTGTATTGGCATAATGGTAGTTGAGCCAAATGTCGTTTGTCTTTTAATAGATACGTTAGTTGGAGACAAAGGTGCATCACTTGTTGATGTAACTGTAAACTCTCCACCTGCTGTACCAATACATAGTCTTGATGCAGGTGCTAACCATCTTATTACGTTTACCTTATTTGATGCTATTGTGAATATAAAAGCATCACTAGCATCTGTACCTGCTTTAAAGTTTTCAAAATCTCCAGATACACTTCCCCATAATGTTTGAGGATTGTTTGTTGAACCGGCAAACATAAGTCTTTCCTCAAAGAACGTCACACATGTAGGAAATCCCTGATGTGTTGACCATGCGCCTTCAGACCATTCTGTTGTTGTACCTGTTCCTGTTATATCATCGGTAACAGTTACAGTTAAGTGAGTCGTATCGACAAAAGCTGTACAAGTTACATACCCACCTAAAAATGAAAAAATTGCACCAACATGGTTGGCATTAAAAATAGCGGTACTTGCCGTTAATGTCCTACTTGAACCAGAAGTAGCATTACACGATAACGTGGTAGCTGTGGTGTTTTGGTCAAGATAAGGGCCATCAATAAAAGTTATTTCCGTCAACGTCCAATTATTATGCGCTGTTCTTGTTAGTTTTCTTGGAGCATAACTTGGGTGAGTGATGAACATAGTGTCAGCACTTTGGGCAAACTGAATTTCATTTATGTCTGCCTCTACATATGGAGTGACTACTTCATAAACTCTAGCAGCAGTACCGCCTGAAGAATAAGCTGTAAAAGATGATGAGTCGATGCCGGATAACTCGAATGTATTGGTTGTCTTATTTGCGACAATAAACCTTTTAGAATTAACTTCAGTCATCCCTACAACTGCTGCTATATCAACTTCATCACCATTTTCATATCCGTGAGAACTAATTGTTACAACGGCAGGATTGGCTCTGGTTATACCAGTAATTGTTTTAGTAGCCTCGCCAATCGAACCATTGTCTTTGAAGAATCTAAAATATAGATTCCCCATTTCAATGATGTAGGCTTGTTCTGTGTTAAATTCAAACGGAATTAATCTGGATGCCTCTGCGGAGTTTTCTGCTTCAGCAACAAAATGTGTTCCAACCCTACGCTTAATTCCACCATGAGGCAGAACATTAAAGTTTTCTATTGTCTTTGCACCATTATAATATTTTGCAAAGTCAACTCTACCTTCAAGTCGTGGTGATAACTCACCTGCCGTAAAGTTGGTTTGTATCGGTGAAAAGCGTGGCATTACAAAACTTCTGCTCTAGCAACAATCAGATCATCTGCATCGAATGTTTCTCCATAGCCTTCTTGACTACTCATGGTTCTGGCTTCAGCTAATTTCTGTGTGTAAAGTGCATTGAACACTTCAACAGATTTATTGTTTTGCGTTATAGGCCAAGCCATCTTTTCAGCTAACCGATATTCTAATGATTCTGTAAAGAGTGCATCGTATTGCCCAACATCAGTTATCCTCGCAATATATTGGAGGGAAACTGTACTGGCGTTAGTTAATAAGAATCTACCTTCAACTCTCCACTTCTCGTAGTCGTCATCAATCTTTAATGCCTTCAGACAAAATGGGTCTTCAGGTAATTGGTATTGAAAACTAAATTCAAAATTAGGTGTTGTTGTAGATTGTGCTAATGCCTGTCTAGTAATAGCAAAGTTCCATGTAAAGGCTCTTAAAACACTATCCCTCGTTGATGCGTAGAACCGATTGCATAACCTTGCTCTAGTAGAGTCGTCAGTTAATGCAGTTATCGGATCATCACCTAAGAGGGATAAAGCGTTTGAGCATATTTCAGCTTCAGAGGACATTATTTATTACAAATATACATGGTTACTTCAAAGCCAAAACGAATATCATTATATTCTGGAGTTTCCCATTTCATGTTTTTTTCCTCATAAAAAAATGTTTTAAAAAAAAGGGAGCATGTTGCCATACTCCCTAACTGCGGTTATATCTTAGTCAAGTACATACACGATGTAACCTGAAAGCGTTGCAGTATCAGGTATTGTTCCACCTGCTACAACAGCTTGTATGGTTAATGGTGCATTACTATCGTAAAGATAAGTATCAACAGTATTAGTTCCAGTACCCAACATGGCATTAGTTGCGCCAGATACATCTAAACCATCAAGAACTGCATCGACATCAACAGCTACAGCATCACCATTTGTATCGGTGTGTGCTACATATCCAATGTCAAGAGTTCGAGATGAACCAAATGCACTAGCTGCAAGAAATGAAGAACGTACTAAAATACGTCCTGTTCCTGTAGGTAGTTTTACAAGGTCAACTGTTGAGGTTGCATCACCTGCCCCATCTTGTGTATGTGAGAA